TAACTGTTAGTTTGTCAGATCCAAAAGATTATAAGGGCGGTGAATTAGAGTTTGATTTTAGAAACATGGACCCAGATAAAAAACCTAACATTAGAAAATGCACAGAGATATTACCAAAGGGATCTTTGGTTGTCTTTCCTGGTTTTGTTTGGCATAGGGTATGTCCAGTTAAAAAAGGATCAAGATATAGTTTAGTAATATGGAATCTAGGATGGCCATATAAATAAAGGAGAATATGAAAAAGAAAAAAACAAAAAATAAAAAACAAAAAGATGTTAAACCATCTTTTCCAAAAAAATTAAATTTAGAACAATTTTTTGCGTCACCAATATGGTATGCTGAAGAACCGAGTTTTGTTGATTCATTAAACAAAGCATCTGATCCCTATATTGAAGCATCAAAAAAAAGATTAAAACCAACTATTGATGAACGTAATAAAAAATTTGGTAATAAGGGTGATATGGGTCATGTGTTTCATTCAACAACATTAATTGGTGATCCTAATTTTGCAGAGTTACAAAATTATATAGGTGCGACCTCACATAATCTATTAGAAGAAATGGGCTTTGATATGTCTGGTCATAAATTATTTATGACAGAAATGTGGGTGCAGGAGTTTGCTAAAAAAGGTGGTGGACACCACACTTTACACACACATTGGAATGGCCATATGTCAGGATTTTATTTTTTAAAAGCAAGTGAAGCTACATCCATGCCCATGTTTGAAGATCCTAGACCAGGTAATATTATGAATCTTTTACCAGAGAAAGATAAAACTAAAGTAACTTATGCATCTTCACAGATTAATTATAAAGCGAGTCCAGGTCGTATGATATTTTTTCCATCATATCTACCTCATCAATATATTGTTGATATGGGATATGAACCCTTTAGATTTATACATTGGAACTGCCAAGCGATACCAAAAGGAGTATTGAATGTCATTTAAAAAAAATAAATATACTGTTTTAAAAAATGCAATATCAAAAGAATTAGCTAATTTTTGTTACTCTTATTTTTTAAATAAAAGAAATGTAGCAAGGGTTTTATTTGATTCTAGATATATCTCTCCTTTTACAGAATACTGGGGTGTATGGACAGATTCTCAAGTGCCAAACACATATTCACATTATGGAGATCTTGTTATGGAAACTTTGTTACAGCAAGTAAAACCTGTTATGGAAAAACATACAGGATTAAAATTATCCGAAACATATTCATACGCAAGGATCTATAAAAAAGGTGATGTATTAGCTAGACATAAGGATAGATATTCTTGTGAGATATCGACCACATTAAATCTTGGTGGTGATGACTGGCCAATATATTTAGATCCAACAGGCAAAAAAGGACAGGCTGGTGTAAAAGTAAAATTAAATCAAGGTGACATGTTGATATATTCTGGATGTGATCTTGAACATTGGAGAGAAGAATTTCAAGGTAAAGATTGTGGACAGGTATTTTTACATTATAATAAAGCAGGTTCTAAAATGGCTAAAGAGAACGCATTGGATAAGAGACCTCTGATAGGTCTTCCTGCATGGTTTAAAGGTGCGAAGTTGACTAATTATACAAAATAGTCTATACAATAGACTGGCGGGGAAAGACACCACCACACCCTTTCCCTGCTTTTAATCTAT